AGCGTAGTCTCGTGGGCTCGGAGATGTGTCTAAGAGACAGCATTCTAGGTAACATTCCGGTAACATTCGGGTAACATGGTAACATTCTCAGGTAACATTCTTTTTGAGAATATGGGGGTATTTTCAGGAATGTTACCTTCGAAAATTACATCAATCCGGGTATAATTGAGAATCCTCTTTGGGCTCCATAAGGGCCAAATTTTTTCATCGAATCAAACCTCATTAAGAATGGAATGTTGTCTAAAATTTGATTAAGCTCACGGCTATCAGACTTCTTCATCCAAGATAATGGACGTCCAAAACATTCAACCCATACTTCTGCAGCGCATACCCTGTCACGGAATACTAGCACCTGTCCAGGTACCGCATGTGTGCCGGACATAAACATGTCACGTGCTTTAGGAGACATCGTGCTCCAATTCTCAGGTACTTTCTGTTTCAAGAACTCAGCTACCACACCTGCTTTAGCGTTTCCTTCCATATGGCTTTCACGTGCTACATTTGCAAGGCGTAAAACTTCCTCATTATCTTCAATAATTAAGCTTTCACCTTGGCGGTATCTAGCTTTGGCTTCCGCCCACAGCTGATCCACTTCGCCAGGTAAATTCTTAAATACGTTTTTCGTTGGTTTCTTTAAACCAAGTTGTATCGGCCAGAATCTGCGGTTGCCGGTGATGTCCTTTAAGAACTCGTGTTGGTTAGTGGAACCAAAGAACACGCATTGGCGTGGATATTCTTCAGTACGACGACCATACGCCTTACGGAATACGTCGACCTGGCGTGATAAGAATTGTTTCGACGCATTATCTTCCGATTTAGAGTATCCGGTCAGTTCACCGCCTTCCACTAACCAACTATTCTGGATGCTTTCAGCGGCTTCCTTACCATCAAAGGTGTTAAGCCCATCAGCGTACCAATCCTTGCCCATTAATCGAATAAGAGATGATTTCCCTATTCCTTGGGCACCGACTAATACCGGCATCGTGTCATATTTACACCCTGGCTCGTACGCACGTGCTACCGCAGCTACGAAGGCCTTACGACCTACCGCACGGGTATACACGTTATCTTCTGCGCCCAGGTAATCGATGAAGATTGTATCTAAGCGTTCCACACCGTCCCAGGTGAGACTATCTAAATAATCGATCACTGGGTTGAATGCATTTTGTTTCGCTATCAGTAGCACGCTATCAAGGACTTTATCCTTACCGGTGATATCGAATCGGTTTTCTAGATACCATTGGATACCACTATCATCGGTGTCAGTCCATATGCGTTTACCGTGTTCCGATAGCGCCCATGGTAAGGCACCCATCGCCATATACCGACTACCGAACTTATCGTATGCGATACGTCCCTTGATGGCCGGGTCATGTGTTAATAGTTTAAGAATATTATCACGTGTCTTTTTAAGCCCTTGATTCTCGTTATATTTGAGGCCGGCGGACTTCATCCATTCAGTCTCGAGCATAGCATTAGCGTCAAGATCGGTTACATCGGTAGCAGTAGAATTACTTATCGATTCTTGGAACACGTTCGTGGCTGACTCACGCGCACGTTCTTGCTGGATACTGATGGCCACCTCTGAGTCCTCAAAGGCTAGCTTACTCATCGCCAGGAACGATGGCATCTTATGAGGTGGTGTGCCGTCCTTGGCCGTCTCATCGAGGTCATGGAACTTATGAAGTCGAACCAGGTCGAACGCGTTTACCAGTTGGCCACCGCACGGATCCGTATTGTGATGCGAGTATAAGAACTTATCGTCATCGTAGATTACGGCACCGCCGATGGTAGAACCCTCGACGTAGGTTAGGCGGTCATTAGAACCATCGACGTAAGCGTAGGCGTGAGGTAAAAAAGTATCGATTGCTTCACGGATGCCATACTGCCGACAAAAGGAGCCTACAATACCATGTTTGGATAAAGGATCCTGTTGCTTCGTAAGTAGCTGTTTCACCCTAACCGATGTCTCAGAACCTGGTACCTGTGGCCATGACGCCACGTCTCGCCAATCAGTGTACTCAGCTAGGATGCCGTCAGCCGATAAGAACGGCTTATCTGCATATCGGAACACATATTGTGCATCACTTGAACATCCTGGCCAGTACATAAGCCTTGAAGCTTCGAACGTAGTCGAGTCCATCATGCCGATACCGATTAAACTGGCCACCTTACGAGCGATTGGCTCGTACTCATCAGGTGTCATGGTGCGGTCAGTTGGAATGACTACCCGTAACCGTGGTCGGTGTGGCGTGTGTGAACGAGTACTGTACACGGTGTACGCCATGCCTAAAGTATCCACTGTACGCACTACATTATCCGTTTGGCCAGGCTCAATGGCGTCAATGTCAAGTGTGATAAGGTCGCGCCCTGTGACGTTAATCGCCTTACGTTGGAGACCGATTAAACTACCACCGACGAACCCGCCGATGTCCTTTAGTTTAGCCTGTGCAGACTTTGGCAGTTGATGATACTGTTCAACCGTTTCCGTAGTGCGTTGCGGTGTACGAAGTCGTTCAATGAACTCGGACCACATCAGCTCCGTTTGAATCCATTGTTTGGACGTGCGACTTTGGCCTACGCTAATTATTAGTTTTTTATCATTAAACATATGGCCAACGCCCTTTCTAATCCTTCATATAATAATCACTGGTGAATCCGGCGGCCGATAGGTGTAACCCTTCAGCCCAGGGAATCGGAGCTCCAAATAAAGCGTTAACCTTATCACGGGTTTCTTCCTTACCTTCGGAAGGGATTTCCATAACCGCCTCATCGTGGATATGCATAGTAATCGGATACCCTGCCATTGTCAATCGCCTCAAGGTAACTGCCAGGCAGTCTCGGGCAACGGCTTGGGTAATGTTTTCGACAAGTTTTCCGCCATACGTGCTGTCATCCACCCAGGCGTTGTTGAATTGCGCCTTGAAATGGACGGCGGCCTTACCGAATTGGTTTTCCTTAATATACGCACCAGGGTAAAATAGCTTCCGCCCACTTGGTAACTCTATCGTCATGTAGCGATAGCCGTATATCGGATCAATTTCTAATCGAAATATAATACCGTGGTCAAGGCCCATAGGGTTGCCTGTGGTTACGGTATACACGGCAGCATTTTCTACCTGGTACCATAAGTCTCGAATACGTGGTGAAGCCTCACGCCATAATCGGACAATGTCCGGAAGTTCTTCTTCCGCAAGCCCCATATCAAGGGCGCCCATAGCCTTTAATGCATTTACACCACCTTGATATCCAAGGGCTAATTCAGCAACTTTACCCTTTTGTCGTAGGTGTCCATTCTCACCATGTTTCACTACAGGAACCCCAAACATCGAGGATGCCGAGGCGCAGTAGATATCGCCATCATTGGCGAATACTTGTTGACGCCACTGCTCACCGCTTAGCCAGGCGATAACCCTAGCTTCAATAGCGGAGAAGTCAGCTACGCATAATGTCTTACCCTCTGGGGCGATAATAGCCGTACGTATTAATTGTGAGAGCGTATCAGCTACATCACCATATAAGAGTTCGAGCCCTACACGATTACGATGTGTCACGAGGGAACGTGCGACATCAAGCGTTTCGATGTAGATTCTTGGTAGGTTTTGGACCTGTATCAGCCGACCGGCCCATCGTCCAGTACGATTGGCTCCGTAGAACTGTAACACGCCTCTGAGGCGATAATCTGACCCCCAGGACTCTTCCATCTTGACGTACTTCGATACAGACGACTTGGCCAGTTTCTTACGTAAGGCAAGTACACGTTTGGCCACCTGGTTAATGTCACTCTTAAGAGCACTATCAACTGTATCTTTTGTTAGATTTGGAAGGTTAACCCCTGTGTTAGTGTTAACCCAATTGAGTAAGGCTTGCGTAGAATTAGGATTGGCCAAGCGTGTAATTTCCTGAGCTTCCTTTGTAAGGATGTTCGTGTTTTCTTCATCGATACATAGTGCTCCGAGGACGAGGTCATGGTCGATAAGTACACCACGGTTATTGATTTCAATATCGATGTACCAATCGTTCCAGGTCTCATCAGGTACAGGGAACGATGCAATCCGTTTATAACATTCCATTTCAGTGACTACGTCTTGTCTGTTATATTCGACATACGTTCGCCACTTTTCAGGCTCATGGTGGGGTAGGTTACGAGTTCGACCGCCGTTAGATTTAGTCGGGTTACAAGGAATACTAAAATATCGGATTAAAGCCTTGCCAGCTTTATCCTTTAATTTATCTTGAGGTAGACCTAGGGCAACGCCTAACTTAGCAAGGCCCATAGGGTACCCTATGTACGCCCCGTGTATCATCGTGCAGTGCCATTGACGTAATGGAGTAACATATCCGGCCTTGTTTAGACAGGTGATTTCAAACAGTGCGTTATAGGCATGTTTAATGACATCCGGATTTTGGAGGTCTGCAATCACCTCATCAGGTATTGTTTCGCCCTGTGCTAGATCCACAACTTCAACCTGACCAAAGTCATACGCATACGCGAATAGGAGGATTGAAAAATCCTCCGCTTCGACATATTTGTAGACCCCTGCGCCGATGTCATTGGATGAGAATGTTTCAATATCAATGTTGAGATGGCGCATAATGGCCACCTATTACATTGGAAGACCAGTAACAGGGTTGATAGCTGGAACGGCTTCAGCACCACCGAATACATTTGCCGCGCTACCTTGAGGCGCTCCGAATACGGATGCAGCGGATGCCGGTTGGCCACCTCCAAGAGGTTCACCATCACGTACCTTTTGTACAGGACCTAAACCGGCGGAGATACCAGATGATTGATTGTTATAGAAATAGAAGTTAACCATTACGTTGGCATACATGCCAGAATATACTTGGCCAGGTTCAGTAAGTGGCTGACCTTGAAGGTCGACTACTTCTGGCTTGAATTTCATGGATTGAGACGCGTTGAATACGTAATGACCTTTACATTCAGGGCCGTATTCTTTACCGCCTGGCGTGTAACCGTCGCCATCGTGAATTGGTGTTTTAGGTTGAGCCGGTACTTTGGCGCCATGTTTCACACGAGCATCAGCGATTGCTGCTTCAATAGCTTGACAGATAGCTTGTACTTGTGCGGTATCGGATTTTGGAACAAGAATCATAGCACTGTACTTCGCTTCACTAAAATTGTTAGGATTAGTGTATGGTTCGAGTAAATGAACAAAGGATAAACGTACGTTTTGTAAAAGAACTTCTGTTGGTTTGCATTGGAATGCCATAATTAGTTACCTCCATTATTGGTATTAAATACTTGCGCCGCACTAGGTTGGTTAGTGATACGTGGGCGCTTATCCGTATCAACTACAAGAGTAGGTTTGCCTGGATTCTTAACGACCTGGTCGCCTACGAGTTCATTAAATTCTTTCTTACCGATAGCTTTTTCAATCTGAGCCAAGGTAAGAACCTTACGTTCATATAGGATAGATTCATCTACCCCACCATTGATAAGGGTTTGAATGGCCGTATCACCATCTTGGAACACGCGAGAACCTCTGCCCTCTACGGCTTTCCAACCTGGCACCTCTGCACCGGCTAAGGATTCAGATAGGGCGTATTCCTTGATGTCTTTGTACCAGGATTCGATATCCCTGCCATGTTCTAGGTAAGTACCTAGTTCTTCAAGGCTAATCAGACGAGGGTCTTGATTCGTGAATACGTGCATAGCATCGAAATGCTCACATCGTGTTCGACATTGAGCCTTTGCCCTACAGAACCCACACCAGGCACCAGCCTCAAACGTGTGACCTTCCATTTCGTAGGCCTCCTTAGCTTTTGGCGCGACTACCTCCTCACCCCATTTACGGAGGTCATCGGAGGACATTTCAAACTCTGAAATGTTGTTAACACGAGGCTGTACAATGGTCATCTTGATAGTGTTGAACTTATATAAGAGACTGTAATCGTGCATCGCACCGAGTGCGTATAACATCATTTGCGGGTTATGATCCGCATCAACTACAACACCTTTACCGTGTTTATAATCGATGATGTGGAGCGTATCACCGGCTAAGATAATGCAGTCCGCAGTACCAAAGCCTTCAGGTACATACTGGCTAAAGTCAACACGCTTTTCTACGACGACTACAGGAGCGACCTTGTAACTTAGCATGATGGACTTGATGTATTCGAGATATACATCTGTGGTTTCGTCCATTTCAGGCGCCCATAACTCATTCTTCTTGATTTTGTTATAGGCCCTGGTGTAGGTGCCTTTGGCCATTACCGTAGTGTATTTTTTCAGTTTCAATTCACATAGTTCATGCGCCAGGGTTCCTTCTTTTGCATACTCAGATGTAGTATCCGGGAAGGTCGTCTCTAATCGAGGCGCCCCCGTACAATGTAGCCACCTATGAGAACTTGATGCGCTTAGTAGCGCATGACTAGCCATTAGATTCGAGCCCCCATGTTGCGAAGGTCAACTACGAGATTAGGGAATTGTTCTTTTGGAAGTTCAGGAAGGCTTGCTACTTTGTACTTTTGCATTAACCCTACAATTTCATTTGTGCGACCTGCGTCCATTAATGGTTGTAATGCCACTTGAATTTCTTCCAAGGTGTATTCCTTGACCGGCGCCACAGGTACCGCTGGTGTAGCTGGTACTTGCTGTGGCCCCGGAGTAGTTGGTACCGACACAGATGTCGGTACCACAGGCGGCGCTACTGGAGCAGGTTGAGCGACTGGAGCCACCGGCGCAGGTTCAGCTGTTGCGGGTACCACAGGAGCTGTGGGCGGTTCTTCCGTTGTAGGTATATTACTGTATTTTAAGAACAATTTAAGTTCTTCACAAAGGGATTCATAGTTTTTCGCTTCAAAAGTAATTCGTATCATAATTTCCCCCTAAGATAATTGTTGACTAGGTGTTGTAATATCAGGTTTATCAATACGATCCATAATCGTACTGCATACGGCTTCTGCAAACTTGTGCGGGTCACTACTACGGCCCTGAGCGATGGCAACGACTGCTCCAGCAAGCATCGAGGCCAATATGATTTCATTTGGTACCGATACTGCGCTTTTGCATTTGCACACTTTCATATCATCGGATAAAGTCATATTAATAGAGAACGTGTATTTCTTTTGATTCTTCATAGTAACCTCCTAAATAACACCGTGAACGTGTAGCAGCATGAGAACACAAATACCTAAGATGATGAATACGACTTGGCACGCTCTAGTCACCCAGGTATCAATTTTAGTAAGTCGATTAGTAATAATCTTTTCACGTTTAGATTGTTCCCGTAGAGACTTACTTACATCCCACGGGCTAGGCGGAGCGGTTTTACGTGTCTCAGGCGAAATCAACTGCTCTATTGCAGAATCTTTCACTATCCGTTTTCTTCTATTTTTCCGAGCCATACTCATCATCCCCTATGTAATCATTGAATACTGTATTCTTTAGTTCTCTTCGGTCTGCTTTATCCATAAACAAAGATTCTAAACTTATACGGGCTTGCAATAACTCGGCCACTGCCACAATAGATTCTGCAGAGTGTGCATGTTCTGCAGTGCGCACAATACAATCATCTATGGCTTTTGTAATAATAGGGTTAATCATAATCTATTCCTTTCTAAACTGACATTTTGAGCATCGCTCTAATTTCTTGGATATAGGGAAGCTTATCTTTTGGATCTGATATATGTCTAACATCATCCATTGCCAGTTCTATCAACTCTCGTAAAATTTCTGATTTCCATGACAAAGGAGAGACTTCACAGAATCTACCTTCAAAAGGTCTACATATCACCGCTTCTCCATCTTCACCCTCTTCAATAAAGCCTTTGTCAATTAAACGGCTTCGCATGATACGAACTGTACTGGCCGACGTCGCAAGCATATCGGCAGCTTGGCTAATTGATAGAAATGGGTTATCCAAATACGCATTATATAATTGATTGATTTTTGTTTGTTTTGGTTTAGTTTTCATAAAAGCACCTATACGATAAAATTAATAAAATAAGACAATCAAATTGAGTTGACTAAATAACCAAAGGGATAATCTTGTTCATAGTTCAAATACCTCGTATAATATAAGTGTCAAAATTATTTTGATGTGGCCGTGTCAGTATTCCCAGTACTGATGCGGTCATTTTCTTTTGGGCGTTTAAGAATATCGAAGTCAGAAGGACCGCCGATATCAACTTGTGCGTGTGCCCAAGTGTCATAGTCGAATCCAAATTTCTTAAGCTCTACTACGGCTTGCTTGCCTGAAGCCGAACGATCAATAATGCTATTCAATGCATTACGTGCGGACTTCAGCTTACGAATCTCAATTTCGTAAGGTTTGGCCACTTCAAGGACTGCATGCCACTTTTGGCCCTTCTCGGAGTTAACATCGAGGTTGTCATACCACCATTCGTGGAGTGGTTTACACATACGCTTGATGAAGTTATCCGCGTCAGGTACAAGCTTATCCGCTAGTGTGCCATAGCCCAGTTCTTCCAAACGTTGGGCGCCTTTCCGAGCTTCGCGTAAGCCGTTAATGACTTTGTGGAACGCTTCAGCAGCTGCTACACGTCCGTCAGCTTCAAGGCTAATGTAATGTGATTCGAGCGCTACGCTTTCTGCTTCTGTTTGTTCCAGAAGCCTAGCGTTATACAGACTTCTGACAAAAGTCCGTACGTTGTTCTTTGTAGGGTTCTGCATAGGAACCTCCTTTCTGCTAAATTGCAAAATATACTACCTTTGGGCTCCGTACCAATTGGCCATCAATGCCCATGTGAGGCAGACCTCACTTAATACTGGCTAAAGTCAAATAATAATCCGATATCGATACTTAACTTATCGGCCAAGATAACCGCCTTACTAAATGACATCGACTTATTGGTGCCCTTGAGATGGCTGTATAGGGTTGCATAGTGCATCCCGCACATCGCAGCGACATCTTGAATGGACAAACCCTTATCAGCTAGCACCTTACGGAACACTGCCGGCTTCATGCGGTAACCAAATCGATTGCCCCAGGTCTTTTGTTGAATTGAACACTGGTCGAATAAGAAGTCTATTCGTTGGCTAAGTCCTTTAGCGACTATCCTGGCCGTGCATATCCTCACAGGTAAGTGCTTAGATAAGTTGACCAAGGTCATCGGATTTACGCCGATGACTTCCGCAAAACTACACAGCCCGTATGGTGTGTTATCATAGATCAGTTTCTTAAGGTCGAAACTGTTCTTGAGCCGCATCATAGGGATGATGGGCTTCCGTCTCATCGTTGTCTCCTTTTGAGCCGTCTGATGGTTTGACTTTGCTCGGCCACAATCCATAAAGCCACCCCCAAGGCACATTGGACGAAATACTGAGTAAAGCCTATGCGGTCAATCTCGAGGCTACCAACGGAGCCCATGAGGATTAATCCGGCTACTAATTTAAGAAATGCATGCATGATTAAATGCCTCCTTGATGTACTCTTCACTTCTCCCTGTTCGAGCCAGGTATGTTTCAAATCCGAACCGGTCAATGACGAAGGTTCGTTTCTTGCCTTTGCCGTAGCAGTAGGCGAAGGCGTTGTAATGGTTGTTAGCGATGCCCTCTCTAACCGCTGTAAGGGTTAGGCCTAAAACGCTAGCCATCTGCTTTACTGTAATTGTTGGGTTCATAACATCGCCAATACAGTGACAAAGTAGACGAGGATAACTGCAAGTGTTACCGCCATCAAAAGTCCAAAGATTCGGTTGAACCAGAGGTCAATCTTAGCGGTTCGATGAATCTGTTGGACATGTAAATGCTCGATGATGATACGATCATCTTTTTCAGTGCTCATAGTTTTACCTCCTATACAGGGTCAATGCCCCAAAAGTCATCTTCTTCAGATGAATCAACATGTAAGTGTTCAAGAATTTTGGCGATTGTTCGTACCGATACTGGTCTACCATTACACGCCGTAAGGATTGTGCATGGTGAAAGCCCCGTCAGGGTTGCTAACTCTGACCGAGATACACCAAGTTCATTCATCCGACGAGCGAGTGAATCTTGGTACAGGTACGTTACGCAAGATTTACGTTTGTTCATAGTGACTGCCTCCTTTTAAGTTGCCTAATTAGGAACCTTTTGGTAAAAATAAAAAGTTGCCTAAATAGGAACTATTAGTGTAAAAAAAATACATTCGCATCAAGGTCATAGGTTATACACAACATACGCATTTCCTGTAATGTGAAGTCCGTGTTGATGCGGTTAAGCTTCTTACTGAAAGTGTTTGGCTTAACCCCTATCACCTTTGCGGCTGCGGTATTAGAAATATCATTTTCTACCATAAAGCTTTTGAGCTTTCGATATGGAGAAATTGCTTTACGTGGTATCATATCCCCCGCCCCCTTTCAATATCAAATTGTTCTATCGGCCTCTCTTCAATGTTGCCGAGTTGCCTTATGTGTACATGATAGCACCGCCAAAAATTCCTGTCAACAACATTTTTGTGATTTCTCGTAAATTTTAATTGCCTATTGAGGAACTTTTGAAGTATAATATAGGTAGGAAGCGAGTTTAAGTGAGGAAAGGTGAATTTTAAATATGTCAAAAATATCGAATAGAAAACCTAAACAAACTACCATCTTTGGTACTCCAATAAAAATTAATATTGGTCGGCGGTTAAAAAGGCTTCGTACATCGCAAGGGCTAACCATTGATGCGCTTAGAGAAAAACTATCGATGGAAGTTCAAAAGGCCGGGGTAGATATTAAAGGTGAAGGCGTTTCTAAAAGCATGATATCTCGTTGGGAAAATGGTAAGAGCCAACCTTCCGCACCATATATTCGGGCCTACGCTACACTGTTTAATGTCGATATGAACTATATACTGGGGAATGATTTACACCACGGGGCAATTCGGGGAGCGTCAGCAAAATCGCAAGCTCAGGCTAACGTCTTTCATGAATTGAATCAATATATCAGGACGGCCTTTCCAGTGAACGATGATATAGAAATCAAACGGCTAAGAAATGAATACGCTCATGGGTTGATTGAAGATCATAAGGAAGGCCTTCCTGAAATATTATCTGATGATGACTCATTTTACCTAGAAGCAAATAAAAACTCATTCGAAGAGCTCATGGTAACTACCTTAAGGGAATCCCTTCCGCTCGCGAATAAATCAATGATTGATAAATACCGGGAGATTGGGTCCATTATATCTCATCTAATGGATGATACAGATACATTTATCCGCTTTTTCTTAACAATCGGCCAACTACAGAGCCGAGGTAAGCTTGATTCATTTTTAAAATTTACTATTGATCAATTTTATGAACCAACAAAAGATATAAAAGAATTTGAACTCTCAAGAGATTTTATTAAATACTTAAAAGCATACAATGAAAAATTGAGCCAAAGGGGGAAAAACCATGAAGAGTAAATCGTGTATAGCTATTCCTATTATTCTTATAGTCGCCATAGGTCTCGCACTATTTGCCCTATGGCCTAAACCATCCATCGAATTTAAGGACGAGTCGGTGCTTGGCCATACTGTAACCAGTGTAGTCCTTGAGGACTGGACACTCACATCAGCCCAGGGCGGAGAGAACTCCACTCTTACCTTCCCTAATGGGAAGTCTGTACAGGCGCACTGGCAACTCGTACAGACCATACCGCCTGCACACCGATTCGATATATTCCCTGAATCGTTCTTCTACCACACCATATATGTGGCACCAGTTCAGCCAGGCCTCGTTGATTATATCAATGCTAATAAACCTACCGTAACCTACTACCTAAACGGAGAGGCTAAACAGATTCAATTTAAATAAGGTAAAGCCCCTATCCGATACTACTCAGATAGGGGCTTAGTTATAGGAGGATATGAAATTATGGCCATGAAACGTGCCAACGGAACAGGATCCGTATATAAGATGAAACATAAAAACCTTCGTAAGCCTTACCGTGCTGTTATCACAGCCGGATGGACAGCTGAAGGAAAACCTATTAAGCGCTCACTAGGGACTTTTGCGAGGCAAGCTGACGCATACCAGGCCTTAGCACAATTTGCGAGTAACCCAGATGCCTTTGCAGAACGTAAGATGACTACCTTCGGCCAAGTATTCGATTGGACGATTGACGAGTCAAAGCGCCAAGGGTTATCTAAGGGGCGTATCCAACATATTGAAATTGTGCGGGACCACTTTGCGCATCTCTTATCACAAGATGTTACTACCTTACGTGTTCCCCATGTTCAATCATTCTTTGATGACCCGACCAGGAAGCAATCCTATCTTCAATCAGTCAAAGCTATCTTGGTTCGTGTGATGAATGTCGGGATAAAGCATGAAGTGTTAACAAAGAATTATATGCGCGATATTATAATCTCAAAAAATGCCCCTAGTACACGCATAGCGAAAGTTTTTACTCCGAGCCATATAATTACACTATGGGAGCATAAAAACGAGCGTACGGCTCAAGTATTGCTACTTTATATTTACACCGGACTCAGAATTTCCGAGCTATACGGTATTAAAATTGAGGATGTGCATCTAAAAGAACGATATATGATTGGCGGGTCTAAAACGGATGCAGGTAAGCGTAGAATCATACCAATTGCGGAATGTATTTACCCCATTGTATCTGCCTTCTACAATGAAGCCCTATTCAATCGCTCCAATAGGTTATTTAAATCTCCAAGTAAGAACATATATCGTACTCATTTTACGAAAATATGCCAAGAACTTAACCTGGGCGAACATGTGCCACATGATACCCGGCATACGTTTATTACCATGTGCAGTAACGCAGAAATTCCGGAAATTATCGTTAAACACATTGTTGGCCACTCCACCGCCGGCAATATTACGCAGGACGTTTATACTCACAAGACCACGAATCAATATGTGGAAGCGGTGAATAAATTACCTACCTATGATGACCTAATAAATGGTGAGCCACGGGTGAGCTACCGTGAGGAAATATAGCAATTTTTTGGCAATTTTAGAAAATAAAAACCCAGTAAACTACGTGTTTACTGGGTTTTTAAATTTAGTCTAATATCCGCGAACGATAGTAGTGATACACCTAAAATACTGATTAATACTGTGTTCTTAGCATTTTAAGGTGAGCCACGGTTGAGCTACCGTTCTAAATTCTAACAAATTATAAACGTTTATCGTTTCAATTATATAGTATATTTACAAGACAATCAAATGCTTTCGTCCACAATCTCATAGGATAATAATAGATTGTCGATGAGACCGCGTACACCTTCCTCGTTGTATTCTTTCGGATCAAGAATGACTTCCGCAATCCAGTCAGCGGTCCAAACGTAATCAACTCCTTCAGGCCATACGAAGTTAGGAAACTCTTCCTCCATATCGCCATCATCCCAGGCTTCCTTATCCCACTTACCGATGCATGGAGATTGACGCATTTCATGCTCGTATATTATATCCCATGCATCCTTGTAAGTTTCTGCGGTTCCCATGAACCAAGGCTTTTGCGTTGCGGTACTGTAGATTTTTAACATTTTAGGTTCCTCCCCATACAATCGTTCCATTCCTTGTCGCGTAACTAACCACATTTTCCCCGACTTCTTAAACTCGCCTTCCTTAAATCCATTCTTTACACGACCACTACAATTCTGTTTTAATGAATCTGCAGTAACATTCCACCGCTCTGCAGCCTCTTGTGTTGTCATAATATCATCTAGTTCAAATTTCAATTTCATCACTTCCTAACTAAACGTTTAATTATTAATATCAGAACAATAATAGTTGCTATATTAATCAGCCATTCTAAATATTGCATAATTCACCTCGTTGATTTACAATGATGTTGAGAAGGTGGCGGGGCTTTCACCCGCCTGCTTTTTAGTCTTTGCTAACAAGCTTTAGTATTGCTAGTGCCAGTACCAGTGGCGTTAACGCATTTGCTAAACTTGTTAGCTCTTTTATTTGGTCCATATTTATCACCTCCTTTCTACATCTTTATTATACCCTATATCGTGTATAAAAGCAAGTGTTTATTTTGATTTTTACAAACAAAAAAGAGCCTACTAACCTAGATATTATCTAAGCTAGTAGGCTCTTTTAATCTTTTGTCATTCTTTCGATAATCTTTTGAAATTAATACATGGGTCCACCTGCTCATGCTCAGGATATATATATGGATCACCTCTCTATCGATGAATTACCACTCCGATTATCGCTCCCGCTCCCACCACCTGGGATAAGTTGCGTTGCATTCGTAGTCGCTGGATTGTTCTCTTGTCGTTGTCTATTTGCCCTTTCAATTCGGTCAAAGAGTTCTGCATTTCTGACAAGGTAACTTCTTGCTTCATGGATAGCATTTTGGCTTTCATCAATTCGGTTTCCAATGTCGATATTGTATTGTGCGCTTCGTTCAATTCTTCCTTTTGCTTCATGACTAAGCTTTGAGCTTCTGTCAATGGAATACTGGATGTCTCGATTAAGCTTAACGCTTTCGCGTTGTTGGCTTTCAATTCGTTCCACTGCGTTAACGGCACGGTGATAGTCGGTTCCGCTTGGTTGGTAGATGATATATCCTGCGCAAACACAGAGGAAAACGATAAGAGCACCGATAACATAATACCGACGAGGAAAGCCGGCAAGTATATCTTTAATTTTTTCATACATAATTACTCCTTTCTAAATATTACTACCCCACTGTGCGCCCCACCATCGAGCGGTGCCACGTAACCAATCGCCACCGCTCCATCGTTCATCGCCTTCATGAACCACTAAGAGGTCCCATCGGTCAACGTTGGAGTCTGGGCCGTAAGTATTATTAGGGTATCCCGTCGGATCTAAATAATAGAGGTCGAGGCCGTCCCGATTATCGGCCGCCTCGGCGTGTGTCATTTGATGTTGTATGTCAAGTGGTACACCCGCGTTAATAGTGAGCACTGCCATAATTTGTGTCATCGTGGCCAACTGTTCTTTTGTTGGTGGCTCACTACCTAAGTTATTTTCACTAACAGCATCCCAACATGCTTCAATAGCTATGCCTACGGCGTTACTGTTGCGCATGTAGGTGTGTTCCTTATAATCGGTTAAGGCCTTCATATCGGTCCACATCGTGCCATCTCTATCGATGTTGATGTGGTAATCTGTGAAGTGCTTACCGCCTTTTACACCGGTCCAATGTAGGTAAGCCTTTTCAATTTTGCCGTACACGTCTAGCGCTAGGTCTTTTAACTCGTCCATTGTAATTTGTCTAAACATTTATTTCCCCCTCTCATCATGGTTAACATCATCTGCTAATTGTTGTATGCCAGGTCTGTTCATAGGCAACGTATTAGGCTCCTCTAACTTATCCGGAATGCCATTATGGTCTTTGTCAATAAACATGCCACACAGCCCTACAATTGACATAAGCACCGACGGCACGAATATATGGTCAATGATAAGAATACCCTTATCGATAAGCTGATTAGCTTCAGGCGATACATAGCCTTTAATCGTCGATAATACATACTGGACAACGACTAACACCATAGGTACTAACATAACGAGGACTAATGCCCTCGTTGCTAGTACACCAGTTGGCCGTATGCCAGCTATTCGGATGGACTGATATGACCGCTTGATACGGTTAATGATAGCTAACTTATCCATTGCCCCTCCATGCTCTGATAATTTCTAGTACACCTTGGAATACCTTTCCAAAGTCGACGAGGTCATCTTCAACCATTTCGCGTAAGTTCTCGATAATTGACCAACATTCGGAGAAGAACGGAATCAGCATGAATAGGAATGAGAAGATATGGTCCATGAATAGTTCAGTATTGGGGATAGGGATATCCGGTAGTGATTCAAATACTACCGATAAGACCATCCATGCCGGATATTGTACGCATAACTTCGTTAGTAAATCGGATCGTAAGCGTTCACTCATAAGGTACCGACGTTTCAGCCCTGTAGTAGCATCAACATATCCACCCTTCCCCCATCCATACCATGCGAGCGTTGTAAGTAATGTTATAGGCGTATTGTTCCGATGATTATCCTTGTTATACCTAAGCACCTCCGTCGTAATGCGTTGCGCTGCGTCAATGAATAGCAGTACGGTCGTTAATATGATGATAACGCCCATACTGACAATATGCTCATGTGACACACCGCTAATCAGCATTACTAAAATGTCGTTCAATATATCCATTCACTCCCCCTAAATGTGATAGTTACGTAATCGGAAAACACATGCAAGCAAGGCCTTTAGAACGAACGAATCCGTCAATGTTCGCCAAGCCTCGCATAAAAAATCTGTTATTACTTGCATTGTTTCCCCTTATGTTAGCTAATTATTCATTATCTGGTGCGGTTTTGTAGAAATCACCGAACCCCGCAACGTATCCGTTAAATGGTTCAGACATTACTGCAAAATAGTCGGCTTTTATACGCTCTAATTCAACCTGTGTTCTTATATTTTGTTGCCCTAAGAATATTACTTTACGAGATGCTCCATCGCCAACACTTCTATAGGCTCTTCGAGTCATAAGTACAGATGTCATTTTACCAATTTCGCCATATTGGGCGTAAATAGTTTTGATGTTAGGGTTGCCGATAGTGTTTAATGTAGCATATAGGTTGTCAATTGGGATTTTGCTAGTTTCCGCATACCCAATAATTTTGTTAGGGGATTTAGAAATAAACTTAAATTCCGTAACGCCGTCATACACCCAAGCAGGTCTATCGGAAATATCATAATTCTTATCGATGTTATCTGTTTGGTTGGTAAGGTCAATTGTTAACACATTACCTTCTTTAAATACTGTAATTCCATTTTTGTCGGTAAATTGTAACTCCTTAATACCAGTAATAGTAATATTTGATACTTTTACCCCTAACATATTGAAATAATCAACTACAATATCAGATTTTCCATATGCTGGAATGGTGATATTTGCCGAGCCATTCACAACTTCTACAAGTTCGCCACCCTCAAGACTGACCTTATAATGGTCCTCACCTTGTAATGATAGCTCTGTTTGTCCTTTTGTTGGTTGCGTAAATGTTAAAGGCTTAATGTCTGTCCGCGGGAACGGCTTACCCATATTACCAATTAATGCGGTGAGTACATCGTCAACGCTGGCACTTTCACACCATACGTTACCTTGTAGCAATAACTGATGAGCGTTGTCAGCCGTGGCACTTGCGCCGTCTCGCCCGTCCTCACCTTTATCACCTTTAGGACCTTTTAAGGCCTCTAACTGTTCTGGCGTAAAATCCTCATATCGGAATGGTTCGCCTTTCGGACCAGGTTCCCCTTGAGGACCTTGTAAACCTTTCAGACTATCAAGCCATTCCTGTTCAGTACCTCTGAACCCATGAGCCACCGCAATAGCATAGGCGCTTTTACCTAAACCCTCGATAAGTGGTAATGTGCTGTCCTTATCGAGTTTTAAAATTAATTCATTACTTTCCATACAAAGTACCTCCTTACTTGTGCATTGAAATATCTGGAACGATGGTGACTGTCCCCTGTCCTAACTTTATCCACTTATGATCATTGTAGATAAACGCGTCATACAGGTAATCGCCACCCTTTAATTGGGCTTTAGCGGAATCCTTTCCGCTAATGAAGAACCCTACCTGTTTAGACTGTACCACAGGTGTTAACTCTAATTTCATATCATCATATGGCCGTTTACGAATTTTGCAGACGGCCTGGTATTGACTTAGGTCCATATCGGAGCCAGGCGGTACGACGTATGTCAGTCCAAAGTCCTGCCCTGCGTATAATGTGATGTCTTGTTCTATCATAAGATGTGCCTCTCATTCATATATCAAATTACGATTTCCTAAGATTACTTACGTCGGCAACTAGCAACCTTAGGCGCGAATCAACGCCCGCATCTGCTAATGCATCTTTGGTCGTTATATCTGTTTGCCATGTAGCTCCTAGGGTCAATACGTTTCCGCCTTTGATAGATACGCCATAGCCAAGGTATTCCGCTGAATACGCGCCGTCCGATGGGCCAAAAGGAGATGGGGGAGAGTTGAGCAGGCAAACTGCAATAGACTGAACATTGTATGAACGAGTCAATATATCATTACCAAACTTTAGATAACGATCATCCTTTGGGTCTTGCCAAGGCTTACAGTCATTTATATCAATATCGATATAATCTAATATGCGCAAAGCAGGATAATCCGAATCAAATAACGTTTGCCCCTGTTCGTTAAATACCTGCAATCCTGCTCGAATCTTGCCCGTAGAATTAGTGTCCCGAGCTGTATAGTTATCAAATAAATAACAATCAACACCCGACGATTCTGGCGATAATGCTTGAGGATGTGCATGCATTCTATAATGCGGGTATACCATACACACTTGACGCGCATATGCTGAGGCGATAACACAATCTTCATTAATAGGTTTAATAAAGTTCAAATACATTCTTCCGCTATCATCAGCCGCAACACGGGTGTTGAAAAATAGGCTAACAACTTTTGGCACGACGCTGTGCAATTTAAAATTTCTGTACTCATCGTTAATGATGATTTGATTTTTGTCATTGTTGACTTCGAGATAAGTTGCGCTCATATTAGTATTCTCCTATAAACAATACAATCGCCAACGTATCATTATCAAAGAAATGGTTATTAATCCGTGTATATTCCCAGTACACCGTATCTTGATTAATCCAAGTTTTAATAAATTTCGTTGTTGGGAGGTTCCCCTTATAAGAAACGGATACAAAAGGAATGACGTATGTAGTTGTATCCTTTTGTTTACCTATTACTTTTGCTGACCCAGTCCACGATGTGCAAGGGACGCACATTAACGAACGAGTCAACCTCGCATCAGTAGACAGTATTTTTTCTCCGTATTCGTTATATATTTCAATCCCCTGTGGCATTTTATGTTTTCTCCTTATTATTAGTAGTACTGCAACCGCCATCGCTAATAGTAGCAGAATTAAGATTATTAGAATTATCATCTAAACACCCCTAACCTCACTCTTAGTACATTGTTATCATCGAACACTTTAATTAAGTTATCGGATATCTCAACACGAGCGCCACTCGTCTTAGTGCGGAGCGTACCAATCGTTGCCGTGATAGCGTCTAAGCTATTTACTTTTAACTTATCCGCGGTAACGCTATCCGCTTGTAACTTGTCACTACTAATGGATAGGGCTTGTATCTTATCCGCACTCACGGAGTTAGCTTGGAGCATACCCTCCGTGATGATGTTATTATCGAACAGCGCTTGGCCTGTTACGTGTAATATCTTGCCCTCGATTCGAGTGCCTTTCGGGGATAAGTTAATCCGGCTAACAATATCCTTTCCACTCATATTACCGATGGCTTGTGTCACCCTAAGGTCGATACCATTGGATAGCGTAGTAATTTGACCAGATAGGTTCTGATTAAGGTCAGATACCTTTTGGGTAATACCCTTATCAAGTTGAACTAATTTAGATGCAAACCCATTAACGGAGGTTTTCATCGTTCCAACTTCAGAACTCATTGCTTGGATGGATTCATCCATAGCTTTTAAGCCTAATGCTTCCGCATCAAGTAGGCTCTTGTCAACTCTGTCCTTAATAGTGACCGACTTCTCAGCGACTAAGCTACTACCGAACACGTCGACATATTCACACCGCACACGATATACCCCGGCTTTATTAGAGTAGGTGAGCATGCTAGACGTTGTCTCTAAATCGTCCGTACGATCATCGCCAATAACGTGGCAACGGATAACGTAAGCCTGTGGAGGCTTCGCCCCAAAGTAGAGGCTGAACCCTCCAAGTTGGTCCTTGACCTCGAACGTAGGCGCCTCTAACTGTGGCAAGTTATATGAATAGGTTGCCGGGGTTGAGTACTTGCCTAGCGTACTTCGTGCGTACAAGTACACCGTGCCGCTTCGTTTCGTAAGCGGTAAGTTAGCTGAGGTACCTTTCACCTTCGCAAGTAGCGCGTTGGTATCCTTCCCTGGGTCATTATCGGTGCGTAGTTCGTAGAAGTCCACGTCAGCGTTTAGAACATCGTTCCATGATGCGGTGGCGTGGTCCTTGAATGATACAGTAAAGTTCTTAGGCATGTCCGGTACTTCGTCCATCGCCTTGACTACGACGTCAACTACCTGGGCTGTATCGGAACGATTACCAAACCTATCCACGGCTACGGCCTTAACCTCGTACTCTTCACCAGGGCCCAAAGCCTTGATAATAACCTGGCTGTTACTGCTACCCGCATACTGCCAATCTTGACCAGTAATGACTTGGCCGTTCTTAGATTTGAGCTTGTACCACACCTCAGCACTATCAAAGTTGCCAGGATTAGCCGGTGACTCGAACATCACTTGAAGGTCATAGTACACGCTTTTATCGGCGGTTAGGTTGTAGCGACTAATGACGTGTAGGTTCTGCACATCACCAGGCGCTTGCATCTTAGGAATCACGATTTCCTTCGTAACCCCTGTGGTGAGTTGCCCTAAATCGTTAATCGCTTGCACCCTAACCTCATAGGTTGCCCCTAATAGTACATCGGATATCTCCGTGCTATTAGGTGATGCGGGGAAGTTTCCCACATATTTCCAGGTATCACTTTTAGCGTTCCGATAGTTAACCACTACGTTGGTTATCTTGCCATCACGAGGCAGTTGCCAACGGACGGCGATGCGTGAGTACATAATGCCATTCGCACCGTATACATCACTTACGAGGCCTATATCCTCGATGTCGCTACCAACCTCAGACTTATAGTCGATAACCGGAACAGTTCCATCATCGCTCGTATACACTTCTGGATAGTATTCCATACACTGTATCTTGCGGGTAAGGTCTGTACCGCCCTCTGTAATAGCTAGCACCCTAAATGGTTTAGCTGCTTTGGTTAACTCACCAAATGCGTACACACTACCAGGTTCAACTGTAATCGTTTCCTTAACCGTTACGTTACGGCCAATCACACTCAACACTGTGAGCGTAGTCACCGCATCGGTAGCATTGTTACGGATCAGTAGTTGGTACTGCTTGCCAGGTAATGTCGATACTTCCTTATCAAGAGTGATGGTATTACCTGTAACAGCTACTACCCGACCGCCTTCGCCCCATTCAGGTACGTCATGTTGAATAAGGATAATATCCCCTATCGTACACGCTATGGCGTCGGTGAAAGCTTCGATAGATACAGTACGCACCTCGTACTTGTTGCATCGTAGGTAGTGCTTACCATGTTTGAACGCCTGGTCTAGGCTAGTACATCCCATGAGCTCAATTTGTGCAGGGTTGGTAAGAGTATCCGATTCATCGTAGGTATCGCCATACACGGGGATAACATCACGTTCGTAGTCCTTATCCTTATTAAGGAAAGAGATTTCCACGGAGTTAGCACGGCTTTGGATGCCTTGGAACTCCTCGGAGAAGCTACCTTGCTTAATGTTGGCCACCGTGAATAGCTGCACCGGTGTCGACTTATAATCACTAACACAGGTGAATCTAGTTCCCTGTGGAATGACTTTACCTCGCCCTACGTTCTCCGGATATTTGAGCGCATCCCATAAGCGACTAGCGCTATCGTAGATATAGTTAAAGGTGAATCCGTTCTTATCGCAGTTATTGGCCCAGGCTTTAAATGCATCGTAGTCCATACGTCCATGAGGTTGGCCAAACACGACGTATTCATCTCCGAACTTACGAGCCATGTGAAGTAGATCATACGCTGCCCATGCCGGGTTATCCGCGCGTTGGATTTCGTACTTTTGTTGGTATGGATTGAACACATATACGGCGGAGCGTTCTTGTATCCAGGATACTTCAGGGTCAGAGCCGTTAAGTTGAGAAGTGGCCAAGGCTTTAATACCAATTAAGGCCTTACCTGGATGGACGAAGTCATCATATATAATCTGCGTTAACTGGTTCCAGTACACTTTATTGTTGTATCGAATGGTACTGCCATCCTTACTGGAGCACCGAACACGAACTTCATACTGCGCCTTATCGAGGTTATCGAATCGGTACACTCGATAGAACGCGGTGTTAGTAGCCTCTGTAACCTTTCCCTTATAGTCGGCTTCAGCGATTTCCGCATCAGACTTTTGACGAGTAAAGGACCATCCGTCACCGGATTTCTTAACGAAGGCTTGCATACCTTTTTGGTTGGAGAGCGGTAACTTATGCCACTCCTCGTCCTCCCCAACTTTCCGGATTTCCGCATCAAGAGTAACCGAGGTAGCATCCATACCGCCTGTATCGTTAGAGTAGTACAAGCCATTAGGGAAACTGATAGTTAACTCGATAGCATTGCACGCGTCACCCTGCACACGCTGCGTACTCCACCCGGTTTTAAGTTCATAGTTGAGTACTTGGTCTGCATAGTTATCGTTGAAATTAGGGATAACAGTTTGGTCATTGGTACCTAGTCGGATATCTACTTGCACATCCTGGTAGTTACTAATAGGGTTAGCATTGATACGGATATCCTCGATTTTGGATAACTCGCCTTCACCGGCGCAATATAAGAGGTTGAGGTACTGCTTTTCGCCATCACTGATAATGTGACGAGATAAGAGGAGCCCAGCGCTCTTCATACGGCCGTACGTAACGGCTAGAGGGTACCCTTGACCGGTTACAGTCTTAGCGCCGCCCCATCCATACGTGTTAGCCTGTGCTGAGTCCGTATGAGACCGGTCAGCTTTTGGCTGAGTTAACTTATTGACGAGCATATTGCCAATCATACCAATAGCCATGGAGAGTACTGTGCGCCATATTAGACTTTGGATACCAAATATCGCACCACTAGCGATACCGCCTGTAGCGATACTAAGGCCGATGGTTAAAATAATTCCAAAGAACTTACCGTCAATCTGTGGCATGGCCACGATATAATCGCCATCACTCACGATGGTATCAAGCGTAGCCTCTTGGCCATTAATGGAGTATACCCAGTCGCCATCTTGTTTAGCATAAAAGCTTAATGGCATATTCGCCTTATAAGGGCGGTATTGTGTTTCATGCTGATCCGGTTTAAACGGATTCCTTACTAGCACTACATTAATCATTGGCTACTCCTTTCTATCGTATATATGTTTAAGCCTAGGAACATATTTAGAAATATGTTCGATACATACACCGCTTGGCTTAGTAGCGTGAATGAATCGACCATCACCTAAATACACGCCTACATGGTCAAGTTCCTTACCTTTTAGCGAAAAGACAAGGACACTGCCCTCTGTTGGCTCCTTGACCTCTTGCCACTCGTCCATAGGAATATCTGTGTAGTTTGGCAGTGTAACACCGTTACGGCGATACACCTCGGCCACTACGTCCCAACATTTGAGCTCCTCGAATGGAGTGCCAAGCATATCAGACATATCACTTGTTAGATGCATACAGACCTCCCTGTGGAATCGTTGGCTCGCCTCCGAATCGAACGCTATTACCTAGTGCTCGACATCGTGACAAAGTCTTATTACACTCGGTCTCGGTGCCCTTGTATCCGCACTGAACACCTTTGAACTTGAAAGGGCAAAAGTCCTTCATGATGCGGACTAAGGGGAACCGACGTGTGAAACTAAAATCCGTACCTAGTGTGAACTCCATCCATTCTGCATTAGCAACGGAGCCTGTAATAACAAAGTGTTCTTCTACTTCGCACACATTCGGTACATTTGTATTCATTACACGGACAATAACATTCGCACCTGTGAACCCTTGATTATCCTCCGCCAGGCGTTGGATTGTCCGTGTCACATTGGACACGGACAATTTAACATTTGGAAGGTCAGTCGAGTTATGGTTGACATCCGCTAACTTAAACGGAAATGCGATGTACTTGTTCCCTTGGAAGATAATATCCTCCGTGTTATACACGAGTCGGACGATATCACCTTTGTATTCAATATCAAGGAGCATGAGCCATACACCCGTGGCGTCTATTTTGTTTTTCTCCAAGATAGATGCTGTTGAAAGTGTTAACATGTTATGCCTCCTGTAATTTCACGGTACCAACCCATATGCCGTAGTCATTCGCTGCGAAGTCTAACTGATCACTGAATCGTACCTTGATAGTTTCCTTCGTTTCAGGGTTCGTCCAGTCGAATACTGTCGAGCAGTTGACCTCGTCGAAGAACGCTCTTAGCCGTAAGTACTCGGAGGTGGGCACCTTATAATTCACGTTGTATGACCGTAAGGCCTTAGTAGTCTTACGGCGACTAATAATCGTCATATTCTCCACTTGGCCCTTATAGGTCATATCCGGTGTAGTTTCTTGAATTGGATATATTGGATATCTAATGTTTGGAAATGTTGCCATGATTAACCTGCGGCTGCTTTAATTGCATCCCGCGCACCTCCTTTATTATTTGTTATGGCTTTAACCATTACATCGATGATGTAATTTTCTCCATCAAATCTCGAGCTTTGTTGCTCGGATTCAAGGGCTTGGCCAGATTGGTTGATGATGTTAACAGTAACGTTATTCCCCTGATTACCACCTAGCATCTTACGAGTTTGGCTAGCGTTATAGATACGATGTGAAGCATTGAACTGAAGGAGCTCCGGTCCGTTTTCACCGACCAATGTCATACCTGTAGGCGCTACCCCGCCGGATGCGAACTTAGAGAACCCTCGACTACTGAACGCTGAACTAAAGGACCTACCTGTGGAGAAGGTACGACCGCCTCCGCCAATATTCCCTATACCTCCGACCACTCCACCGAATAGGCTTTGCAACTTAGGTTGTAGGTATTGTTGAAATGATAGGTTCACCATCATCTTGATAATGCTATTCGTCATATCCTTGAATATGCTGATTAGCCCTTTACTGAAGGACTTCGTACCCGTGGCCATAGCCTCGAGATTACTTGTCCACGTCGAATTGATATTACTCATCGTACTGTCAAAGGTCGACTTCGCAAGGTCTGCGTAGTTCACTGTTTCCTCTTGATATTGGCGCGCTGCTTCCTTCAATCGAGATTTCAAGTTACGCCCTGCCATCTCCCATAGCTTTTGTTGGGCCTCAACTAGGTTCTTCTCAATCTGTAGACGTTGCGTAGCCGTCATCTGTGCATTAGCTAGCTCGTCCTTGGAATAGTCGATGTAGGCTTGCAGTTGTTCCGCCAAGATGGCATCGGACTGGTCCTGTGTAAGGTGGCCAAGTTTTACCAGGTTGGACTGATGATCTAATGCTTCAGTCGTTTGTGTGTAAGCAAGCTCTCTGATTTTCTGCTCAGTATCGGCTACAAGTTTCAATCGTTCCGACTCTGCCTTCTTCTCAGCAAGTTTCTTGTCCCCCACGGCCTTGGTGTACTCACGAACGTTATCCTCAATCTGAGCCTTCTGTGCATCGGACTCGGTCTTGATAAGTTGGAGTCTATCCCCTGTACGTTCAAGGTCAAGTTTCGTAATATCCTCATTCATCTTACGAACGCGAATCGTTTGGTTACGCTCCGCTTCCGCCAATTTCTTTTGGTATACTTCCTCATTCTTGGCCCTTGCCTCGGCCACTAGGTTGGAGTTGGCCAACGCTTGCGCGTTAGCGTTCTTAAGGGCATCTGTAGAAGCCGATACGCTTGCAGATGTGCCTACCAATTTAGCAGTATCTACATACCCAGTAACCGCCCCGAAATCACCTTCAACGGACTGTTTAGCAACTACCCCTGTGCTAGAATTAGCACCAGTATACCCTCCGTTGCCGTCAGAGATTACGATGTGATTATCTCCAAGAACTACGACGCCATCGCCTGCTTGAGGTGTATATCCATCACCCGCCGGGTGCCATGCGCCCGCAGCCGCTGCCGCGTCCATAATGGAAGGAACATAACGGGGTACGTCCTTTCCGAAGGTTTCCTTAACGGAATCAGCGAACAACTTGCCACAATCCGTGGCCCAAGTACCATCGGCACCTAGTGAGTAGGCCTTGCCAAGTTGAGCATTAGCTGCAGCTAATACACCGGAAGCTTCACCACTTCCACCGCCTACGCTATTAAGCCCCGCTGCGGAGCGAATAATATCTCGAATGTTCTTATTGTTCGATTCGTATTGGTTCTTAGCGTTGAGCTTATCAATTTCGTACTGACTGCCGTCAATCTCCAACGATTGGAGCGTTAGGCTTCGAATCATGTCGTTGAAACGCTCCACGGAGCTAGCTAATTTTTCAGCCGCTTGTTCTGCTTTCTTAGCTGCAGCTTCTTGGGCTTTCGCCGCTTTGCCCGCTTCCTCATTAGCCTTATTAATAGCTTCGTTATTCGATAGACCGTTCTTAGCGTTCTCGATTTCCTGGTCTAACCTGGCCTGCTCCTCTTCAGCTTTCTTCTTCGCCGCGTCAGCCTCTTCTTTAGCCTTCATCGCAGCGTCAATTTGAGCGCCTTCCTCCTTAGTGGCTAGGCGGTCATTCTTAATAAGCCCGAAGAAAGAACTATCCTCAACCCAGTACCGTCCGTCGTGGTTTGCCATGTAGGCTTCGCTTGTGCCCTTATCGGAGTTCAGATTCCGATGGGCCTTCATACCATTGACCTCAACACCTAGGTCAGTACCTTTGGTACGTTCCTTGTATCGATAGTCAAGTAATGCTTTACCTGCCAACGCAATAGCACTGGCCAAGGCTACCCAAGGACCTGCAGCCGCTAATGTAGCAAGTCTCATGAATTTCAATGCCGTCGTTACGGATTGAATTACAGTAACAGCGATACCAGCTTCAAAGCTAAATTTCACTACCCCCGAGATAGCTTCCTTTTGTTCGGAGGCCATACTACTATAGGACTTTGTTAAGTCGATAGCCCATTGCGTGTAGTCCATAATCACTGGCAACAACTCTTGGCCAATCATGATGGCCAAACGCTTACCGGTTTGTTCCATGTCCTTTAATTGACGATTAAACTGCGCCGATTTCTTAGCCGCTTCATCGTCAATAATAAGACCCATAGCACGTGCCCGGTCCTCGACTTGCTTCATCGCCTCTGCAGACATATTCAACATGCCATGGAGTTGGTACCCCGTCTTACCGAACAATTCCATTTCGACGCGTGTTTTTTCGGCGCCGTCCTTCATGCCTCTTAGGCGTTCTTGGATAATCTGGAATACTTCAAGAGTGTTCTTCCCTTGAATCTGATCAATACTAATCCCTAACCGACTGAACATATCAGTCGCAAGCTTCCCCTCAGCCGAGGCTGTTTGCATTTTATCTTGTGCGTTGGATACCGCCTTCGCAAACTTAGCAAACGCCGTAGTGCTTACGTCGGTAGCTACGCCCATATAGTTGGCCACGGAGATAAAGGTACTAGCTTGCTCAGCAGTGGCACCTGTTAAAGACTGCATTTTCTTAACGGATAAATTCCAGTCGAGTGCCTCTTTGGCAAGCTTTGACCCCAAACCAGTGATACCTGCACCAGCTCCAATGGTCAACATTTCTGTTTTTAACTTTGCTAGCTCTGCAACTGTCCCCTTAGAGGCGGCTGCGATTTTCTCTAAACCGGCTTGCGTATTCTTATCGGTCAGTTGCACTACGATATCTACTACATTATTCGACATCCTTATTCATCGCCTCCATTTCTAACCCCTCTAATATCCACATGAGGTTGAATAACATCGGACCCAGGTTGATATTATTCATTTCCGCAACTGTGCGGATGGCCGGATAATCAAATCCTGCTAGCCCTCCTGTGTGATATATGCGTTGACTGCGTGATAGGGTATACAGTTTCATAGCCAATTTTGTACCAAATAATAGGTGCGGAGGATTGTATTCACAATCCGAACAGTCGAAGGACTGCCGGGTGGCGGATTGTAACTCCCTACACCCTTGGCAATACTTCGGACGGTCAGAGGACATCCACCCCCACACCTCTTTTAGTTTTTTTCCGTTGCGTCTTGTACCTGAAAGGTAGCTGTGATAACTTTACCTGCAAAGTCCATAGCTTCCTTATCAGATACAGTATTAAGGTCCTCATCACTGAGGCCATATACATCCATCAAGATGAACCGCATAATGTCACGGCTACGAATGATACCTGCTAGTTGATCATCTTCTTCGACTGGACAATATACAAAGTCCAATCCTGCTTTAATCAACATTTCACGTTCAGACCATGTGAGGGCTCTTGCTTTTAGTTCCTTACCTTGAATCTTCATAGTTACCTCCTATTAATATGCTGCTTGCGTATTAGTTAATTCGAATAGCACGGCAGATTGTTCAGAATCATCGCCATAGTATGCTTTAAACGGCATTTCGATGTTAACGCCTTTAGGACCATCGATACCTGGGGAGTTACGTTCGTAAATCAATTCAGGCAATTTGATTACCAAAGAGTTATCACCTTTAGTAAGAGTTAATTCAAGGCTAGATTCTGTGCCATTTACAGCTTTATTTAAAAGGTCCATGTTTTGGAAGAACGCTTTCAATGTGCCAGATACACCGACAATACCTGTATCGATATAGGTACGGAACCCTTTATTACCGATAGCGTAGGAATCACCATCTAGGCCGAAATCAATGTTAAGGCTTAGGGACAATACGTTAGCAACTGTCACACCACCTTCTTTGATTGTGGCTTCAAGGTTTTCAAATGGTGTAAACGCAATTTGAGTAGGTGCTGTATCAAATGGCACCGCCGCCATTGTTTCCTTACATCCCATTACGTCGATAGTGGCTGTTAACTCGGAGTCACCGCCAAAGTTAAGCGCCATCTTATTCATGCGTACACCGCTAAATTGTTGATATGTGCTGATATCCTTATAGCCTTGCTCGAATGTAGCGGATGGCATATCCGGGCCGATTTTGAACACATGCTTATGCGCGGAACCTGCACCTGCGGTGGAAGTAGGCGCGCCAAAGGCTAATTTTAGCCAATAGCCGAAGCCGATTACATCGACCGGTGGTGTAATACTGCCGGATGCATCGATGTTACCGCGGCTAGGCGCAGCTGGATTTCGCGTGCCTCGAATTACATTAGAATCATTTAGATTTTGACTTGCTTTTAAAGAGGAACTAATGATTGGCATAACAACGCCACCGGTGGACGGCGTAACGCCAAAGTCAGCTTCAAAAGCCATTGTTAATTTGGATTGTGCGCCTTGCGCACGTTTAGCTACTGCCATGTTATCCTCCTATTAATATTCAACGTGACCGCCGATTACGTGCGGTATTTCTATTGTGAATGTGGCCTTGCCTGGATACACAGGGCGCCACGATACATTATCCGTTTCATAGTCAATGTTAATGACTGGATAATTAGGGTTGACGGCCATAATACATTCAATGAGTAGCTGGCCAAGTTCATCGGTTTCAAAGGCGCCGGTATACGTAATAACACGGCCATCACGCTCCGCTTCCTTCCGATGAACGCCCCATACGAGTTGGAGTGTATACGAATAAGAATCCGCAAGCCCTTCGGACTTGCTATCCATAAGGACGATTACGCATGGGCAATCCTCCTCAAGAGGAGCCCCTGCATCGTCATACCCTACGAATATGGATAGGTCCTTACCGTACTTTGCTTGACAGAACTCATTGATATGATCATTATCCTTAATAGCCTCAACCCAACGGTTCGCAATCACTGCGAGTGGAATTGTTTGCATAACTACCTCACCTTGTATACTCGATTACTTGTACCCCATGAGGTGTTACCGAGTGCGTACTCACCGATTTTCTTTTCAAGAAACGGTACGAGTTTAGGTTGAAGGGCGTTACGCATTGGCCCGAAGGTTTCACGAGGTTTAATGGTGAAAGTGGTTTTCCCCTTGGCCAACTGGAACCCATGCGCGAATAGTTTCTTACGCATGTTCTCTGTTATTTCCTTGGTGTAACCCTTCTCTATCTGTTCCCCTAATTTCTTAGCGGAATTAGATAGCCATCCAACTTTGACCAATTCAGACTTAGCGTCGTACTGGTACCCTACGGCCCGGTACATCTTACCAAGAGGCGTATACCCAACTGTGCCGGCTTTTACGCCACTAGCGATAAGTTCATCACGAGACTTATGCATCCACCCCTCTCGGTCAGCTTTGCCACCTTTTCTGTAGGCTCTTCTAACTTTAGCGCCGAATGCTGCTTCGAGTTGTGCCCGCATAGCCGGTGGCATGAAGCTAGCATATTTCTTACCGCCTGGCGCTCCGGATTTAATTCCTTCCTTGATAGCCTTAGACATCATAAAGCCCATAGACTTCATCGCCTTACGCATCCAGTCTGGTTTCGTTTTAGCAATAAATTCGAGATACGGTGTAGCCCCATCATTAATAGTGATAGGCTCATTACTCATGGTCTCACCGTCCTTACGTTGGCCACGATTTCTAGGCAGTGCATCTTATCGTCGCTATCGGAGATATGATCCACATACCACTTCTTGCCATGGATGTAGATTTCATCCTTCGCCTTAGGGAGTGGTATATCCTTAACACGCACCCAAATTTTAGCCTTATCAGCTAATCCTGTTACGAAGCCTGAGCCTTTGCCATCGTACTCACCGATTTCCACGCTCGCCTTGATGGTCTTACCTTCATATGTGATTTTCTCACCAAATGCCCCCAGGAGGACGTTTTCATCGTATGTATACATATTTGTACCTCATAGGTTTAACGGGGGCATGTGGCCCCCGTTATCCTCATAATATAGCTATTGACTATGCGCCAACTTTGACAGCTTGCACTAGCATAACGGTAACAGTATCTTGTGCAGCAGTTTTAGTCGCTACTGCGATACCCAATGGTTTACCGCCAGTTTTAACGGCTTTATCTGTATCAAAGTTAACTACGTCGCCGACTGCAAAAGTATCAGTCTTATTAGCTGTTACTTTGAATACGCCGGTTACTTTAATGGCGCCGACTTCACCGACTTTTAAATCTGTGATAGCCACACCGTGAAGTGCACCGGCTTCAACAATGTTACCGGCTTTGACTTCTGCGGTTGCAGTAATGTCAATGCGGTCAGTTTCTTGTACGAATTGTGTCATCATATATCGTTACCCCCTAATTATTTACCTGCGTTTTTATACAATCCACGGAAGTCAAGTGCACGTACGCCTACGTCCAATGCAACTTTATATTCGATACCATCTACATCAAAGCCTTGGCGAGTTTCTAAGCGTGGAGCTTCTACACCGTTCAAGAATGTAGTTTCAATAGTATCGTGTTGAGTTGCATCCGCTACTAAGTACCATGCATCTGGGTCAGTGATTTCTGCATCAGCGATAACCGTGAATCGACCTTTGTATGGATTAACCACACCGGAGTTAACACCTGCCACGTCTGCAGTGGAGTTCATGAGTTGGTATGCTATCATTTCAAGTTCAGGTGGAACAATTAAGTATTTAGGTGCGATGTTAAGTGTAGCCGTACCTTGGATACCCTTTTGACGGCGCATAGCAGTTACTGCTTTAGCAATAGCTTTTACGCTTAATGCTTCACCAGTTGTCGCAACATTACCATGTTTGCTATGGAACAATGTAACGCCATCTTCCATTTCTACGTTACCTGTCAATTGTGCATATACCATTTTGTTAACCAAACGTTTAGCTGCGGAGCCAAAACGAGTTGCGATAGCGGAGAACATACCAAGGTCATCGTTGATGATTGCTTGACGTGTTAAGCTGAATAATTTGCCGTAAGTAGCAACTTTAGTACGTGCGGAAGTTTCACCGAATGTCATAGATTTGAATTGGCTACCTTCTGGAACTAATTCCAAGTCGCCTGCTTCAGACAACGCTACTCGTGTAGCTTCCTTGAAGTCGCGGTTAGAGCCTTTACCCGCCCATAATTGGTACGTAGTTTCTGCTTCGTTAAAGCCGTTCATTACGGATTTATTCGCTAAGTTGGACATGATAGCAGGGAATGTGGATGTGGAGTTAATAGCCTCACGTGCCAATTCCAAGTTATCGCCAAAGTTAGCACGAAGGCCTTCACGTTGTAATGCTTCACGTGCTAATTCAACTAAGGAATGTGCACGTAATTCATTAGCACCTGGTGCCGGTTCAGCTACTTGAATACCCGCCGCCATTAATACTGCATCTTGTGCAGCTGCACGGAATTTATCGGATTCAGATTCGCCCATTGTTACGGATACACCTTTGTTTCGTGCACGTAATTGGTCCATTACCATTGCACGAGCTTCGTCAACGGATACGCCCATTACGATTGCTTCGTCAGCGCCTTCTACATCGAAGTCACGGAACAATGCAGTAATTTCAGAAGTACGTTTACGTTCTTGTTCCATCGCTTTTGCAAGGTCTGCTTGTGTAATACCAGTTTCAACTGGCTCTGTAGATTTTACTTCTTCAGTTTTTAAATTTTCTTTTGGATCCATACTTTTTTCTTCCTCCTGTGTGTCAATACTTGTATGAATTTCTTCAGCACTTCGTCCTACCCCTACAGTTGGGTCGGCAGGAACAGATACAATACTAATTTCCAAAGGTTCCCAATCGGTTACTACATAGGCCGGACCATTAAATCGGCCGTTAGTGGATTTAGTATCCTTATCTTCCAATACTTCGTATCGGTTGACCATATAGCCTACGCTTACTCCTTTTAGCGTTCCGGACTGTACCTTTTGGAATATGGTGTCGGATTGTTCATCTTCATCAAAACGCACTAGCGCTTTTCCTCGATTGTTTTCAATCCAAGCCTTTTCAACGTGTCCCACGACCGCATCACGATCATGATTAAACAACGCTGTGCCTAAACCATTATTAAAGCGCTCAAGATTGATGCACTCTTCATCATGGCAAAGGATTTCATTGCCGAACCAACGGCCATATGGCGTTTCGGAAGAGAAAGACAATTCTACTGTCCGACTATCGATATCGACATTGTCAATAGTAGATTCCCGGCAATAATTACCAAGAATGCTACGCTTTTGATGTTCACTCATTACTAGCCATCAGCTCCTTCCTGTATAGTGTCATCATCGCCCATCGTTAGCGGTTGCAACTCACTGGAATAATCTAGTAACACCCCGAGCTCCTTGGCCCTATCCTGTTCGAGTTTCCGTTGTTCAAGAACTTCCTCCCAATCACGTCCAGATGCTGCGCACACATCCTCTAAGGTTGTAAGGCCAGACTTGATAGCTTCCTTATTGGCGGACACTTCCTTAACTGGGTCTATCCACGACCAACCTGGTGCGAGCCAAGATACTTCCTGGTACTTGTCCTTATTCGCCAAGTAGTCAGATGGTAGTTCACCGGCTAGGTACAATGCGTCAATAAAGGCTTTCCAAATCGGCATGCAAAAGTGTGCGATAACAAATTCTTGCCATTGTCGGAAGGTCTTTTGGTCCTCTAACAAATTTTGCCTTGCTGCTGAGAAGTTACCAGATATATTACGAGCCACGATATCCGCGCTCATTCCTAGACCGGAGGATATTCTCCGTGTCTGAGTTGCCGAGTATTCGCTAGCAGTCCCTGCATTACGTTTAGGGTCTGCAAATTCAATGGATTCACCAGGACTAAGGTGTCTAACCATACCTGGTGCTAATGTCATATTAGGACGTCCTTTACTATCCCTAGATAGCATCGCCGTTTGACGTGCTGAATTTTGAGACGTTATGAACGCACTATAACATGCTGATACACGTGCAGCGATTAAGTCTGCGTCCATGTATTCGTCAATATCGTGGATACGACGAAGGACTAAGGCCAGGTGACTCACCCCTCGAAGTTGAGAGGTACGCGTAGGCTTGAATAATAAGAACGCCTGGTTAGTAGTTAGCCGTAATGCGTCGAAACTGCGTAACCCCATTGGATCGCTTTGATATACGTGATACGCAACTGGTCTCCCATATTCGTTAACCTCCACGCCGTTGATGATGTTATTCTTACCATGTTGTAAGCTAACCGCTCCGATATTCTCTGCTTCAATCAATTGAATTGATAATGGCAGATACTCACCTTGTGCTGTTTTGTTGACTAGAATTTCGCCATCATACAGCATCCGTCGTAGTGCGATAGACTGCAATTCGTAAAAGTTAGACAGGCCTCGGACATCCGCGTTTTCAGCGTCAGTCCATTTGTCCCATGCCTTTTCGATTTTGTTGTTAAGGTTTGTATTTAACTTACCTTTACCGCTTCTTACCTTAGCCTGTGGCTTTATCCCAACGCCAATAACGTTACGAATTAAAGCCGTTACTACAGACTCAGCTAAGTCGCTGTTCATTTCAGCTGCACGAGCTCGACCTCGAATAAGATCACGTGCACCGGTGGCCAACTGCTCGGCGGTGCCATAAGCAGGTTGCCAGTCGCTACTCAATCGGTCCATTGACGCCGCATCATATTGGCGGATAGCCTCTCGTGCTGCGATACGATTAAGCGCCCTTTCAGGGCTAACCCAACCGATTACCTTATCTAAGATATTCATCGTCCACCCCATGTCACGTATGCATCACTCTGGAAGCCGTTCGCTTCCTCATGAACCCGTTGCATTAACGTTTGTTCTCGTGCATATAACACAGGAAGGTCAATCGCTTTGAACCGTTTACCGCCAATCTGTAACTCGGAGTATCCTTTTGTTTCGATATCCTCAATGACTTCACGGATACGGTCCAATTGTTCGTTTACATCGCTCATGGTTCACCTCCTTATCTAAACCAATGGTTCGTATTTCCCATTCCTACGCCGTAGTCGATATCCTCGGTTACGGAATTGGATTCTTCATATTCTTCGGGCTCCGTTAAATACTTCACCCCTGCAATATCTGCAACTGCAGCATTGTATGTACAGGTATCTAGCAAGTGATTCGTAGGGTGCCCAGTGAGTGGTTTCCACTGCACCGTAACGTCACCCGTTTTCACGTTGCGGATTTCTTGTTTTTCTTCCGACCGAAGATGGTCGGTATATTCCTGTGGACAATCCTTGAACAGATGGATTGTGCCGACCTCATCAGTTGGCCGTACCATCCGAGCAAATATGAAGTCCTTCCAGTAGTCCGTGTTAAGGACATATAATTTCAGACCGCCGATAACGCCCTTCTCAACGCTTGACATTGAGTACGGCGCCGTTAATGTCTTATGATTTGATGAGCCTTTTAACGGAATACATATTTCGGGGAACCTTGCACAGAATTGGTACACCTCATCAGTTCTGAAGCCTGAGTCAATGCCCGCCTTCATCACCTGTCTAGGCTCGCCGTATTCTGTCGGATATTCCCTGTTGACTATGATCTCCTCTAAGTCATCCCATGTACTAGCCTGTCCATAATCAATGAGGTAGGACTTCACGCCTGGTGCGTAGGCCCTAACCTCCCACCAGAAATGGTCAAGTTGTACGTCAACGCTAGCGATAAGTAGCGTTGCCTTATCCGGTACTACGCCACGCTCAAAGGTTGATTCCGTGAAGTGTAGCGTTTGTGTGCTTTTCGTCTTAGCGCTTCGCCAAGGTTCTGCTAGCCAAGAATTGATAAAGTTCATAAGCTGGTCCGGGAAGTTTTTTGACGTAAAGAACTCGTACGCAACTTTCCCAAAGGCTATCCATGACGAATACAAGGATGATAAGTGGTAGCCAACCGAGCGCACTCGACAATCAGGTTCGTTTTCGGTTCGCCATTCTCCGTTACGGAGCATATCCATTTTGTGCTTATCGTGTATCGCTTTCTTACAATGCACGCATTCATAATAGGCGGTGTCCCTGATGCGGTCCTTATTGCCTTTAGCCTCATCGGGCCATTTAATCTGTTTGAACACGAGCTTTTGATACTCGCCACAGTGTGGGCACGGTACGTAGTACTCTTTCTGTGCGTGAGCTTGCTTGAAAGCTGTCCAGATATTGCCGTTTTCGACTGTTGGAGTTGATACCATCACGTGTTTGGCATCAACGAACGTTTTCGTACGTTCCGTTGCCAGCTTAATTGGATTGGCTTCCTTGCCGGAGAATACCGGGTACTTATCAACTTCATCGAAGAATACATACTTGATAGCCCTTGACGCTAGACTCGATGGAGAGTTAGCACCGGACAATACCATGTAGTTTCCTGTGTTGAAGTTGAGTTCTAACTTTGAACTTGCGTTTTCGTTGTACATGTTGGCCAGGGGTTCTGTGTTCGTGATCATTGGCTGAACACGTTTTTCACTATTGAACTTTGCTAACATATCTGTTGGATACACCATCATTACTGGGGCTTTTGATTGATGAAGAGCGAACCCTATCATGTTGAGTTCAGCTTCTGTCTTACCAATCTGTGCGCCAAAGCACAGTACGATTGATTCAATCAAATCGTTGTTAAACATATCCATAGGCTCTCTTAGATATGGAGTGCGGTGCGTGTGCCATGGCCCGGGTTCTGCACTAGTGCTTGGGAGTACTCTGAACTTATCGGCCCATGTGGAAACGGTGTACCGCTCCGGAGGCTTGAAAGCTGCGAGCTCTTGCGCTGTCCACGTAAACGATGTACTAGAATCGTGTGATGAATTGTAATGACATTGTTTATTCGGATTCCTTGAATTTTTGGAATTAACTTTTCTTCGCTTTCGTGTAGACGCCGTCGCGCGCGTAGCTTTCGAGGTACTCGTTGACACACTCATTCACCGTCCTCTCTACAATCACCCTTGTTTCTGTCTCTTATACACATCTCCGAGCCCACGAGACTACGCTGCA